ATGGAACAGGAAGCCAAAGAGGAAACACTGTTCGGAACAAAGGCTAATATCCCCACCGAGGAACCTCCTGCTCCTGCTACGGTGTCTGGCTCTCTCATCGGCGACGCAAAGCTACACCTGGACCAACTGAAATGGCTGCTCTCTCCTACCCTTCAGGAAGCCGTGGATAGTGTTCACGAACTCCGCACCAAGGCTGCCGAAGCTGCTACCATCGCCAAACAGATGGCTCTCGACGGCAAACCTGAAGAGGACATCAAACCGTTCTCTGAGGATGCCGCCAAATATACGGAGGCTTACGAGGATATCTACGCTCGCGTAGATGACGAACTGGCTCGTGTCTATGCACGACTCAAAGAGGACACTACCTTCATAGCTTCCATTAAGGCTAAGAACATCGATCCTGCTGAACTGCGTACCACTCTGCGTCCTTATTGGGATAAACTGGATGACGCGGGCAAGGAGAAGGTGAAGAACGAGGTTGTCGATTTCATCAAGGCTAACGACCCCGCTCAGGCTGCCATCCGCGAAGCGGAAGAGAAGAAACGCAAAGCGGCTGCCGACATCATCAAGTACCTTCAGCGTAAGGACAAACCGAATACACCCAAACGTATCGAGGGAATGAAGGCAAAGTTTGCGGAACTGAAGGAACTGATTGGTGAGGAAGAGGCGAACACTTACCTCCCCGTCCTGAACGCTGCCATCGAGGACTGCGAGAAGAACGTAGTACCCGCACAGGAAGCTGAGAAGGCTCGCAAAGAGGCAGAAAAGAAAGCTAAAAAGGAATCCGCCAAAAAGAAGTAATGTTTTTTCAATTATCAATTATCAATGAAGAAAAAAATCTCTACCGTGCTCGCCGCTGGCGCAGCAATGGTGGCCGGATTGATGTCTGGCCCATCAACTCAACAGGTCGTACAACAGCAGCTGGATAACAGCACGCGCATCACCCAGGCACAACCGACACGCACTGTCAACCAGGGACAACAGACGGCCAATCATCAACGCACGCCCATTCGTGCGAATGCGATGATGAATCTCTACGCACCCCTCGGTTCGAGGGGGGGGGTATTTAGGACCTAAACCTGGCATGTCACCAAAGGACTACGGCATCTACCTCCTGATGACGGGCAAAAACAAGTACAACGACCGCCGCCGACATCATTGGGCTAAGATGACTGCTTGACTTTCTTCCTCCGTAGTGTGCCCAGCGGTTTCCCCGCTGGGTGCCTCTCTCCCAGCCATTGTGCCCGCCGATTCTCCGGCGGTTCAAAAATGTTTCGTTAATTGTCTGGCGATTCTATCGCCGCCCTAAATCGTAAATCGTCAAATCGTAAATGTCAAAGCCTTCCACTACATATTTCGACCTTGTAGAACGCTGGATCCTCGGTGGACTACCCGTGGAAAAGGTCATCATGTCACCTGACCAGCGGTACCGCGCTCTCGCTGCCTACGAAGCATACCAAATTTGGCTTCAGGATAAACAAATCCGACCCACGGATATCATGCGACGCATCGCCGCACGTGAATATCCTATCATCCTCGCTAAGGCCAATGATGGGAATCCGCTCGCACAAGAGTATGTTCGAGCCATGAATATCACCGCCGGAAAACAACGTACCATCACGGAGATATCTAACGATGTGGCTCTCTTTAATCACCTGATAGGGGTGTTCGACACACCAACTACCAACATCGAGAAAGCAAAGGTGGTGGATGCCTCGGACTGGCTTATACGCGAAGGGATGAAAATGGGCGACGCACGGGCGGTAAAATCGGGAGCCGACATCAAAATGCAGATGAACGGAAACTTCCAGGAGAAGGAGTCGCCTACCGACCAGATGCCGGACGGAGAAATCAATATCACGGGCGATGTCTCTGTCATCAAACGTGACCGCGTGAACTATACCGACGAGGAGAAACAAAAGTATGCCAAGAAATACGGCCTCACACAGAAACAGGTGCAAGACCTCATACAACAGCCGGACGGCTCATGGCAAGCGGCTGATGAAAACCTCGACCTTGAACCTAACCCTGACATCTTTATAGCCAATGAAGAATAAGGCCCGCCGCGATGTGTATATGAACGCGATGCAGCAGCGCATCTACTACTCCAACGCTCGCGACGTGCGACTGTTGGCATCGCGCCGTTTCGGTAAGACGGACGGCTCCATCGGACCGCGCATCTACCGTGTCAGCATGTCAATGGACCGCGCTACGAACATTTGGCTTGGTAACTCACGCAAACAGCTATACACACGCACGGTGCCTGGTACGGTGGCGGCGATTGAAAGATTTTTCGGGCTTCAAGAGGGACGGCACTTCGGATGGGGGAAACCGCCTAAATGGGTGCCTGACCCTATCATCAAACCTAAGACATGGGATAACGTGGTGTGGTTCGCTAATGGCGCAATATGGCAACTGGTGTCAACAGCTGTCACGGGTTCGGCAAACTCAATCACAGCAAATGCGATCGTGGCGGATGAGTGTAAGTTCATGTCGAAGGCAAAAATCGATGGGGAAATCATGGCGGCTCTGTCGGGTATCGTACACCCTTTCGGCGACCCTTCCTTCTCGGAGTCTAACCCACTCTTCAAATCGACATTCTTTGCTTCTGATGCCTCGCTGACGGTAAAAGGGAACTGGCTGGAAAAGGAGGAGGAAAAACTGGATGCACACCCTGAAAATGGACCCTTCCAAAAGATGTCGTACCGCGAGATACAAGAGGAATTGACAGCCTACGCGGAAAAGGTGATGTTCTACAACGAATTGCTACGAAACGCCAAAAGGGATAAGTGCCAGATACAGGTGCTGCGCGAAGAACAGATAGCGGCCATCAAAGCGAAGGCGGAAGCAATGATGAACCACGATGGACCGTTCCGAGTCCTGCCTAACTATGGGCACCGCATCAACAAGGCTATGCTGGATCAGAGTGTCAACTACAAACTGATTACGCCGGATGAAGCGGAATTGCTGTCTTGCTACCAGTATCTCATCACGCCGGAACAGGATTTCGAGTTACAGATGCTATGCTCTTCTAAAGCCTACCAGAAACGCATCCGCGACCTCCAGTGCAACGCTTTTACGTTCTGGCGTGGCACGACTCTCGACAACATCGACCTCCTTGGTGATGCCTATATAGCGAAGATGAAACGTGACCTTCCACCTATCGTGTTCGCTATCTCTATCCTGAATCTCAAACAGGCGAAGTGCAACGATGGCTTCTACTCGAACCTTGACATAGAGAACATCCACGGATATATCCCCGATGACTGCCCTGCCATCGACAACAACTTTACAAAACGCACGGCTTCGACCATACACGGCGGACAGCAGATAGATATGGAGTACGAAACGCCTGACTTCGGAGAACTGCAAAAACTGAAGGACTGCACGCTCGACGGGGACGTGGTGGACTCGCTGCCGCTGTATATCAGCATGGACTACAACGCGAACATCAACTGGATCGTCACGGGACAACTCTACCGCCGCGACAACCAGGAATGTCTCAATGTGCTATCGTCTATGTTCGTGAAGAATGAACGTAAACTGCGGGAACTGTGTGCCGACTGGCACCACTACTACAAACCGAAAATGGGGAAAAACCGCGACGTGGTGTATTTCTACGATGCTACGGCGAAGTTCAAAGGCTATGCCATCGAGGGCATGGAGGACTTCAAGGATGTGGTGATAAACGAACTGACACGCTACGGATGGAACGTGAGACCCGTGGATATGAGGGCACCAATGGATCACGAACAGAAATACAAGGATATCAACGAGGCTCTTGCGGGCCTCTCATACCCTGCCATACGTATCAACCGTGATAACAACGAGGCCCTGATAGTGGCTCTTCAGACAGCGGAGGTGTCCGTCGGATATAAAGGATTCCGTAAGTCAAAATCTGGAGAAAAACTGTCTGAAGATGCCGACGATGCCGTGCGCCTGGAATACCGTACCGACGGTACGGATGCCTTCGACTCGCTCTTCATCGGCTGCAAATACTTCCTCAACTCCATGTCCGGCCTATGCCTACCACTTGGCGATTAACTCCCCTCTTCGTTCCGTGAGGCGTGGTTCACAGCGTCGGGTTTGTTCCGCCCAATTTTCTTTCACCCCCTATCTTTGCTTCGTAATTCATAACGCCCATCGCCCCATTAGCTCCATAAAATCGTAAATAGTAAACCGTAAATAGTAAATCCAAAAGTCATGGCTCAACTCAATTTCTCTTTCAACACACCCAACTACATCTCCGAGGAGTTCGGAGGTAACGTGCTACTCAGTATCTCCTTCCCTTCCGAAGGTTATCACCTCGTGATGATCGAAGCAAGCAACGACCAGGAGAATTGGTCGCGCATCCAGTCGGAGGTCATCAGTCTTTCTAAGGAGTTCAAATTCATCGCTCCGTCTAAGTCGGCTCTCTATCGCATCAGGTGCAAGGACGAACCTGAATCGGCCACCATCCAGGAAACATCGGATTCCTCTGCTCTGCACAACGGCATACTGGAAGTGGTCAACGAGGCCATTACACCCGTGGCTAAGACGGGTATGGCTGCCGATGTAAACCTGACGGCAATCACAGGACTGGTAGCTACACAGGTTCAGGCGGCAATCGCGGAACTGCTGCAAAAAATACAGGCCATCGGTGCGCCAATCACCTACGAGGGACAGGTCATCGACTATGGTAGCCTTCCTTCTGCCGGAGTGAAGAAGGGACACATGTATAATGTGGTGGCAGCTCACGATAACATCCCTGCCGGCACGAACTATGTGTGGAACGGTACGGCATGGGATCCGATGACGGGACAGATAGACCTCTCGCCATTCCTGACATCGGCGGCGGCACAGAATACCTACGTGCCACTGTCGGCTACGAACACTCAGACGGGTTCGGACGTGGTGCGACTCCTGGCTATCAACGGTTCAGGACACGCTATATCCATCACACCGAAAATCCTGGCAGAACATATCCTGAAGAATGTCATCGACGAAACGCTTATCGCTAAGTCATAATGAAACGTCTCAATAACTCGCAACCTCTGGCAGTGGCGGTGCAATATACGCCGCTGTCAACGGCGATGCACATAAAGGTGCAAGGGGGACTATCCACTCAGCAGTTCTATAAACAGACACTGAATGAATGGTACCCAGACCATACGCATCCATTCGCCTATGATAGCAATGGGTCGCAGAAGGATGGTCCGCTGGTGCTGCTGCCGGAATATACAATCATCGACCCTGATAACGTGCTGGACGTGCAATCGCTGTTCCCGCAAGTGTTCTGGTTCGTGAACGGTACACAGATATCGGACACGGACAGCTCACAGGACTATTACCTGATGGGTAACGCGCTCGTGGTTCGCAAGAACTTCACGCACCTCCAGGGGGCGACCATCTACTGCGAATGCCGCTTCACAGACACACGAACCTCAACGCCATTCGTGCTCTCGGACACACTGCCGCTGTCGGCAATACTTCAAGCGGACGAACAGTGGTGCATCAACATCTTGTGCGACCGCACACGTAAACACTATCCGCTCTCTGCGGCTTCTACGCTGTATTCCTTCGAGGCGGAAGCTCGTCTCGGTGCTGCGGATAAGACGAACCAGGTTAAATGGTTCTGGGACTACTCGGAGGACAACGGACAGACATGGAAAAGCATTGATGCCTCCTGCCTCTGGTATGTGTCGGGCGTGAACGCGGCCATCCTGACCATCGATGCGGACTTCATAGAGAATATCACGGTACGCGCACGCATTTCGACGAACCTTTCTGATTCTTCGCCTAACCTCCCCAACGCGGCTACGGCTTCACTGGCTTGGCGCATACCGTCACTCCGGCCTATGGTGTTCTGCTATGGGGGAGATAAGGTAATCTCAGACACGAAGGAAATGACTTTCGGACTGATCGTGCATCACCCGAAACATGATGACCTCTCTATCGCTCAACAACGGGAATGGCTGCTATGCGATTGGGTGTTGCGCATACAAGGATCCAACGCTACACCTACCAAACTCAATGAGTGCGACGTGGAGGTGACGGTGCAGGACACGGCCCTGCGTAACAACCTCGGCATTAAGTATATCGCTGATCCGCAATGCTCCATACGGGGCGCATTCGCACAGATGCAGACTTCTAACGGCGATGACATACAGACTTCCAATGAAGAGTTCATCACACTACGCTCATAAGAATTTGTTAAACCCCATAAAACTCAAAAAGCAATGGCAATCAAGAAAGCAAAAACCTCACTGGCCTCCGGCGAAACTATCGCGAAGGTCTATTGCCTCACTTCGAGCGGTAACATCATCGAAGCATCGGGCGAACAGGTCCTGAATATCCTCCAGTCGGGGGGTGTCAACCTGACTACTCAACTCTCGGAACTG